GGCGCGCTCGCCAAAGGCTACGTCCGGCCCAGCAACGAGCGAATCTGCGCCGAGCCGCTCCTGCACGCCCTTGCCGAGGTCGAGAAATTCCTGGAGCGCCTTGTTTTCGCTCTCCTCGGCGCGCTTGAGTAGCTCATCCAAGTCCGGCGTAGGCTGCGTCGGCTTAGCCGGATTGATGTCCTTGAGTACGCGCCCGCAGCGAGCGCGGAAGCCGAGCGGCGAGCGCTTAGCCGCGCCAGCCGTGATATCCGCGACGGTCCGGTTCGTTATGAACGCGCCATCCTTGCTGGTGATCCCGACATCGGTCAGCTTGATTCGGCCGTCGCGGAGTAGCTGCGCAATGTCCGGCCCGAGCAATTGGTCCTGCTGGGAGTAGGAGAGGTTGTTGAATCGCTGCTCGCCGGAAAGCCGCGACTCGCGCTGATTGGCAGCCGTATGGACTATCGGCTCATTTACACACTGACAGCCCGGGTGCACTGGAAACTGAATCGTGCCGTAATCGCCTGCCGCCGACTCGCAGACGGGGCAGGTGCCCCGAATCGCGCGCTGAAAGCCAGCAATCCGCTTGTCGGTAGCGATTTCGTCGATCAATAGCTGGCGGCCTGCCTGCTTTACGTCCAGGTCGACGTTCGCCATGAGCGAGCGCAGCCCGAGGCCGAGCGGATTCGGCTGGCCCTCGCGGATTGCGACCAGTACCGCGATCAGCGGCTTATCCAAAGTCTCGCGGAGCGGCTGCCCGCCGAAGCTCTTGCCTACATACCCGTTCGGGGAAACCGTAGGAGGCGTTACGCGCTCGCCTAGCTCGCTCGTCAGGAAAGCGCCGAGGTAGCCAGCCGAGAGGTACACCGCCTCGGTCTGGGCGCGCTCGACCGCCTGCGCAATTGCGTCACCAATCGGCACATAGCTGGCGCTGAGGTTGTTCCAGTCGAGCCGCTGCCAGCTACGGCGCGCCTGCTGCTGGGCGTTCTTGGCGAGGGCCGATAGCTTGGCTCGATAGTCCTCGGTGATCCTAAGCGACTGTTTGGTGCTCGGCATCGATCATGGAGTCGTCGGCTCGCTGGGATTGGAGGACGCGTCCAACATTGCGCTCGTGTGATTCAGCGAGCGCATACGGTCAATCTCGTCCTGGCTAAAGCCCGCCAACTCCCAGACCACCTCGTCCGGCAGCGCTAGCTCGCGCAGTAGCCGTAGCCGCTCCAGGCGGTCGCGATCCGTAAGCACGGGGTGCTCCCTGCTCGGAATCATCTCGGTGAATGTCGGCCCCATCGTGACCGTGACACTCGCCTTGCGGCGCGCGGCGAATTGGCCCGCCTCCGCAGCCAGCAGCCCGGCGGCCTCGCCGCAGCGGCTCTGTACGCGCTTGAGCGCGGCAGGGCGATCCGCCCCGGCTAGCTCCATCCGGACATACTCGTTGATGCCCTCAGCGGCTCCCTGCGCGACCTGCTTGAGCGCCGGGTCGTCCTCCTGCGCCGGGTCGTAGCGCTCGCCGCTTTCGCGGCCGACAATCTCGCGCAGGAGCACATACAGGTCGTCGCTTAGCTCCCGATTCCAGCGCTTGACCGTGAACTTGCCGCCGCCAGCGCGCAGGCTGTCCGCCTGGCGAGTAAAGAAGCGCTCCAGCAGTTTGTAAAGCGCGCGCTCGGCATAGGGTGCCGGTAGCTCGGGGAGCGGCTCTGGCTCCTCCGGCTCCGGCTCCGGCTGCTTGGCCTCTAGCTCTCCAAACGACTGCTGCTGCTCGCGGTGCGAGCCATCCTGCGGCGGCCCGAGCGGATTCTGCGGCGGCATCACATTCGGTGCCGGTAGCTCTCCGAGCGCGACGTTCAGCGGAATGGTCAGCTCGTCGCCGCCCTCGACCGGCGGCCGGTTCTCCAGAGCGCGCGCCTCGTTGACCAGAATCCAGGGTCGCCCCGTAGCAGCGGTGATTGCCTGGAAGCGCTTGTCTGGATCGCCGCGCAGCTTCTCGTTCAGATTGAACTCGAAGTAGAGGTCCTCCGTTAGGTACTCCTCGCGCAAAAGGCTTTCGTCCAACTGAGCAGCTAGCGGCTGTGTCAGCGGCGGCAGCGTATCCGTGTAGACCTGGCGGCGCAGATCCTCAATCTCTGTCGAGCTACCGCCCTCGGAGATACCGAGCACGCGCGGGTGCACGCCGTAGACGCGAGCTACCTCCTCGACGGTAAAGCGGCGACCGGCGAGTAGCTCTGCGTCCTTGGGCGAGATCGAGGTAGGCACCCACTTCATGCCCTCCTCAAGCACAGGGTCGAGGCGCGGCGAGCGCGTGCGCTGATTCGCCCACGACTCCTGGAAGCGCTGGAGCGCAATGTCTGTCCATTCGGGCGCGTCTAGCGGGCGCTCAATATGACCACCCTTGAGGCCATTCTTCATTAGCTCGACCGTCGCGGCCTGCGAGGCTACGTCCTCGGCCAGAGTGTCGCGCAGCGTCTCCAGCTTGGAGACTCCCAGCAGCGGGTCGTCCGGGTTGTAGCCGTGCCAATGGATTACGTCCTCAGGCGGGAAGTCAATGTGTGTTCCGTCAAAGCGCCAGAAGCGATAGAGGTCCGGGGAGAATCGGCCGCCGGAGACCGTCACCAAGTAGGGCGGGACGCGCTCCAGCAGGATGCGCCCTCCCTCGGGCGGCCGGAACTTGATGAGGTAAGCGTTGTCGTAGACGAGGTAGTCCGCGACGAATCGAAAGATGAACTGATTCGTAGGCGTTACGTCATCCGGGTAGCGCATTAGCTCGGCGGCCGGGTGGTCGTAAAGCCGCTCCCGATTCGTGTCGTCTACGCGCTCATAAAGCTGGAGCGGTAGCTGCGCCACGTTGCGCGCGATGTAATCGACGACCGTGCGAACTGCCGGACGGTTTACGTACAGCCAGCCATAGGAGGCGCTCTGCCCGCGCTCGAAGGCCGCCGCAATCTGGGCGTTCCGGTTTGTCCCGCCGAGCCGCATATAGAAGTTCGTCCGGCGGTCTGCTACCGCCTCAAGAACTCCCGGCGAGACCTCCAGCGCCTTCTCGCGCGTAAGCCGAATCTTGGGGAGAAGTCTCAGAGCGAATCCCTTTCTTTCAAGGTTCGTATAGCGCTGCTATACTCGCCGCCTCTAACCCCCATGCCTAAGGAGCAGGGTCATGCTAAGGACAGTCACAGCGGCAGCTATTGCAACGGCTTTACTTGTCGCCGCTACAGCCGGAGCGGCAGGATTGCTCACTGGCGGCGATATCAAGAACGGCAGCCTCACCGGCAAGGACGTGCGCAATCACTCGCTCACGAAGAAGGACATTCGGGGCTTCCCCCAGCCGCAAGCCCTGAACAGGCCGGACAAGGTGACAGCGTCGGCTACCTACGGACCCGGGACCGTCGAAATCCTGACAGCTACTTGCCCGCCCGGGGAGGCAATAGTCAGCGGCGGCTGGACGATCATCGGCGGCGCGACCGTACCGTTCGTAGATAAGAGCTACGACGAGACGTCTTGGTCGGTCGGAGTCGACAATTTCCAGAGTTCGATTGACGCAGACGCCGAGGTAGATGCTTACTGCGCTCCGGCCGGGGAGGCGATAGCCGCCAGCGCGTCCAAGCGCGCACACCTGATCGCTGCCGACGAGGCGGCGCGCAGGGCAGTACACACGAGGTAGGAGTAAAAGCCACCCACCCAAAAGGAGGACCCTGTGGACGAGATCCGTCAGGGCGACGTAATGCTCAAGCCGGTCACGAACATGCCGAGGAGCACAAGGCTGATCCCGCGCAAGCTCGACGGCCACCCGGAGGTCAAGGGCATCGTGCTGGCGGCCGGGGAGGCGACGGGCCACCACCATGTCGTCGCTGACCCCTACGCGCGCCTGTTCGAGTCGCTCTACACCGGCGAGCGCTACCTGCGCGTCTCCCGGCGCGGGGCCATGCTGACGCACGAGGAGCACGACCCGCTGCCGCTGGAGCAGGGCGACTACGCGATCCAGCGCCAGCGCGAGTATGAGCCGCCGAGCGATCCCCGGCCGCGCAGCGGTAGGCCGCGCTCGTCGTCTTGGGGCTATGTCCGCGACTGAATTTCCGCCTGAGGAGCAGGGCCGCATGATTGCGGCCCTGCGCCGCAACCGGCGCGACGATAAGCAGCGCTGGTCGGATGCGGACATTCGCAGGGTTCTAGGCCTCTCGCGCACCCAGTTCAAGCGCGCCCTTGAGGCGAGGATTAGAGCGCCATTTACGTGGTCTCAGGACAGCCTCGCCCGAGCCGTGCTGGATTGGGCACTAAGAGAGGGGCGCTGGCCTACTAGCGGTGAGTTGGACAAGCGAGAGGGCGGCCTACCGGCGCGCTCGTCGCTGGCCTCGCACTGGCATCAGGATTGGCAGCCGAACGCTCTTACTCCGTTCGCCCAGCTACAGCGGTACATCGTCCAGGACGCAGAGCATTTCCAGCGCCTTACCCCTGCGCTAATCCTCACGATTCGGAACGTAACCGTCCGCCGCGAGGCGATGCTTAAGTACGGAATCGACAAGCTGCTGGAGGAGGGCGGCGGCGAGCGCGTCCAACAGGACGACTATGGAGTCCTCTGGCGCTTGCCCTCGGACAATCGGATGGATGACCACGCTCAGTGGGTCGAGGTCGAGAATACGACGCCCGAGCCGGACGGCTCGCATGCGCGGCATTTCATCCGCGTACCACCGCATATCCAGACTGCGGCCGAGGGAGTCGCCTGGTCGTTCGATACGACGGTCCAAGAACTCAACATCAAGCAAGCGTCTTGAGTAAGCCCGAGTACCCCGAGGACATGCCGACGCCCGAGCAGCTTGAGATGCTGCGCAAGTGCTTTGCAGGCGAAATCTCGGTGGCGGAGTTCAGGAATTGGATTAGAGCGGGAGGCATACCCGACTGCAAGATGCGCGACCGGATTCTGCCAGTGATGGACCTCGTTGTGGAGTTCGAGAACAGAGGCAAGCCGCCGGTATGAACACTCGGCCGCTGCCTTGCGGCGAGTGCCCTTGGCGCAAGGACACGCCGCCTGGACAATTCCCGCCCGAGCGCTACTACGCGCTCGCCTGTACTGCACCGAGCGAGCGAGGGCACCCAGGCCTCGGCGCGCCTATGTTCGCCTGCCACAAGAGCGCGGAGGGCAAGGAGCTACCCTGCGCTGGCTGGCTGGCCGCCGTAGGCGTACAGCACCTAGGTGTGCGGCTGGCCGCCGCCCGAGGCGAGATAGCGCCCGAACTACTCCAGCCCGGCGAGAATTGGCCAGCGCTCTATGCCGACTACGACGAGCTACTAGACGTCCACGGCTAGGCAGTAAGTAGACCTCGGTCCTCATACACCGAGCGCCGCTGGGGAGCGCGCGTCGAGTGCTGGACCACCATTGCCGCTGCCGTCAGGCCGTCAATTACGCGCCTATCCTGCTCAGCGTGTCGTCCCTGGACCGGCCTGTCAAAGCGGTAGTCGCCGCCGGGCAGCCGCCGCGCAATCGCGTTCAGAACGTGTACGCGCAAGCCCTGATCGCCCGTATGCTTGAGCGTCGAGTTGCGCAGGCCGTCCATGAACGATTCATAGTCCTGGACGTGCACTTTCATTTGGCGGTGGTCGTGCTCGATGACCGTCACGCCTAGCTCGTCCTCAACCCAAGCCGCAATATCCTCGGCGCGGTGCATGTCCATTATCACCGTTCGGACTTTGTAGCTAGTAACCAACTCGTAGAACGCTGCCTTGATTTCGTCTGGGTGAATTGAGGAATGGTCGCGCGGCGGGACGATGATCTTGGGTTCGCCCAGAACGCGGAATTTCGGCGCGCGCCAGAGCGGGACGAGCGCGGTGCAGTCCCACTTGAATGCGATGTCTGCGCCAACGTCCACCTCGGCGGCCTCGGGGATTCTGGCCTCGGTATAGGCCTCGTCCCACTCCTTGTCCGTGATCGCCGCCGTGATTGAGCGCGTCGGCCGATTGCACTTGAGCCGCTTCCAATCGCCCAGATTTGTAACCAGCGCGAAGTCCTGAGTGAGGCCCTCAATCGTAATCGTCGAGAGCGGGTTGGCTGCCTTGACGGCTGCCATGTCCGAGCACTGCGCGTCCGAGGGCACCATCCACTCGTGCAGCACCTCGTTCTCCGCGACCGCCCGCAGGTGCGCGCCGCTGCGCTTACGCGACTGGGCGCGATTACGGATCGCGTCCCGCATTAGCTCGAAAGGCGTCTCCGGCTCGCCAGCGGTGCTGATGCCAAGGATCTGAGCGCCGCGCTTGCGCAGCTTGCCAGCCCAGAGGTCCCAGAGCCGCATGTCCGGGTGCCTATGTAGCTCGTCCAGGAGCGCGTAGGGGTAGGGAATTACGCCGTCGCCCGTCTTGGGGTCATGCGCAAAGACCTCGATGCCGATACCTCCGGCTTCGATTGCCTTAATGCGCAGGTAGCCGCCGTAAGGCTT